CTGCAGGGTCGCTTGATACTTCCCGGCCGTTATGGTGGTATTGCACCCGTCGCTTTCGATTTCGACATCTACCGTGCCAGCCGCCGCTATGATCGCGGCAAATTTACTCGCGGGGGTCAGGACCGAACCACTAACTTCTACCGATGCGCCAATCGATACGGACATGTATTGATCTAAGTTTGTTGCCTCGATCGTGAGGGATTCCCCATCCGCGCTCAGTCTTATATTCGTCAGCACTGGGAGGCTCGACTTACGTGAGCAGAAGTGACCTACGCGTTTTAGCGCATCTGTAACCGTTGATTTATCTACTGTTATTTTCATCGTTTCTTATAGTGTTTTCCCCTTCACTCTAATGCAAGGCACGTTCTTCTTTCCGAACGCATCGCAAGTTGAGCGGAATAGCGTTATCTTTTTACCAGGCCAATCGTCCATTTCATTGCCGTGATGGCGGCGAATCGTCCGGGCGTTCGTTTTATTCAAGACCATTTCCTTTTTGACGCCAACAATCTGCATCAGCGGGTTTTCAATAGGGCGACCGTCTCGGCCCAGGTCTTTCCGCGTTCCAATGCGGACGCTTTCAATCTCAACCTCGACTTCCTTGTTAGATGGCAAGTCCTCTGCCTCGAGGAATCCTGAAAACGCATCAGAGACTTTCATAGATCACCTCCATTAAATCCTCAAGCCTGATGCGGGTCGATGTCACCGGACTGCTTTCGACTTCATCTACACACGCATCACAATGTGACTGCGTAAATACGAAATCGGTTTCCGCGACTTCAAACACGACACTGTGAGCCTCGAAAGCTCCGTCGCATTTTCGACATCGCACCTGCTTACTTTCTCCAATTGAGTTTTCTTTCATCTCAGCGAATATTGGGGCGATTTTTTGATTGCGCAACTGGTTTTTTTGTTTTTTTTGCTTTTTTTATCCTATGCCCATAATCTCTCGCATTACACGAGGACATGGGAGCGGATAATCCTACCGTAACGACCCCGTAATGCCCCCAGATTGGATTCTGAGGCGTTTGTATGTGCAGATAGTCATAATACAGCGGAAAGGGGTCCAAATCGAATGTGGCGCATTCTGGGGATATTTTCTCTTTTGGTGTAAAAAAGGGGCCAATCCGGTGTCTTTTGTGGGGTCGTTTTTGGGGTCCAATTTGGGGGGCCTTATTGTCATATTCCTTATTGTCATATTGTCATATTGTCATATTGAAAAAACAGAAATCTGAAAAATGGATTTCTAATCTGTGATGTGGATTATGGTAATTAATTTCTATTATAATAATAATAATATAATAATGGTATATTAGTACTTTCTCGACTTTACGACAATAAACGGATATGACACATGACAATATGACAATAAGGATTCTGTCATATCGCCAAATATGACAATAAGCAGTCGATTTCACCCATCATTTGAGCCAATCCAGAACAGGCGATCCGTAGCCCGAATTGAGCCTTCATCCTTCACCTTTCGCATTTCAATTTCCGGCATCTTTGCAAGCTCGAGGTCAAATGCACCTCTTGAGATGTTGGCTGACCGTAATGCGCTGCGTACAAGCAATCCTTTTTCGCCTGCCTCCTTCACCATTTGGACCCATTTGGGACCGCTCTCGAGTTGCTCCTTTGTCTTCTCGAGCAGCAGGGGAAACAGTAGGTCTCGCTGCCTTGCAGCGAACCACTCGATGAATCCACAAGCTCTTACGGCGTGTTTTTCGAGCATAGGCTGGGCAAACGGGTTAGCGTAATACTCAAACATGTGGAGAACCACAGCGAGACGGTATGCGTTTTCTGCGTGTCTGTTGTGAAAGGCGGCTAGCACCTCGATTGACTCCTCCCTGCTCGCCTTGGCGCATTTGTTGACATAGTTTCGCATCACTTGGGTGAATCCTTCCGTTTGTGGAATCTTCCCGGGTTGATCCGGGGCAGGGTTCGCCCTGTATGAGTGAAACAGATGTTCAATTACGCCCTTCCACAGGGCGTGAGACTTTACGTCAAAACGAACGTTCTCGGGCCATCCTTGGACCTCCGCCTCTGAGTCGTGCATGAGGAATCGTGCAAGAAAGCCTCCCTCGATCTTATTTGAGTCCTCGAGCAACGATAGGAAGGCGTGCGGTTGAGTCATCCAAGATATCCCGACCCTCGCTCCAATCAGGCTGTGCGACTCGCTTTTCCTGTCGTAACTCACCGCATCACCGGAATACAAATCGCACATCGTCCCATCATCATTGGTGCCCTTGGCGGACGAGTATCTGCCCGACATGTTCTGAAACTGCTGGCTTGCTTCAGCCGACATTGAGAGAATGGCGGGGTGTGAATTGCGCCCCAGGTATCCCAGCATCGTTTCGGTCGTAGTGTCAGAAATTATCACCTTCTCAGGCGTAAGGACCCGCTCGAGTGTGGCCTTCTCCTGCAAAAGCGATTCCGGGTTTCCTCCTTCATCGATCAGGTCCTGTATATCGTTTTCCAGCTCAGACAATCGCTTCTCAGCGATCGGCGCGTCTTTGTTTATGCGTTGCGACTCTGCCTCATCAATAGCGGAGAGAAGTGGTTTCATCACTGCGCGTTGAGTCTGCCCCTTGCCCGTCCCGGACTTCGCGAGTGTCAGTACAAACAGATTACAATGCGCCTCCTGCCCCGGTAGTGAATCGACCACAACAGAATTCCCCACTGCGGTGGAGATTGCAGAAAAGCAGGTCGCGGCGACCATTGACTCTGGGACGCTATTTAATTTCGCCACGTTACATACAAAGCCTCGCATGTCCTTGGGCAGTCCGGCGGTGGGGAAGGGAATCAGCTCCTCTTCGAGCTTCTCGATCGCCTCACTCTCCCTCGAGGCGTCACCGGTGGATATGTCGCCCCCAGCCTGGATTGAGGCAGTTTTGCCTTGGGTGCCAGCGTCACGTCGAGACCCGTAGCCATTCGCCGACAGATCCTTTGCAGCGGCGGAATAATCACCGCCAAATTGCAACACGGCAAAGAGGGCGCCAGCGGTATATGCTTTGTCTGTGTCGAAATCGACAGAGGAGCTGTGACTGTAGAAGCTCCAGACGTCCATCCTCGCATCTGGCGGATTAATAACGCCCGACGTTCCGCTAGACTTCCCGGGGCGTGTCCACTTGAGTCGGTCGTGACTGCAGGGAGTCCATCCGGCGGAAGAAAGCAGACCCTCGATCGTCTCCTGCGTTGCTCGCTTGCTGTAGTCGTCCAATGGTGTTTCACCGCCATCACCGTCGTAAGCGGTCGCGTAAAGATTCGTCGGCCTAACCGGTTTAGGCTCGGGTCTGGTCGTCACGGTCAGCGGGGTCGCGACATCTCTATATATGGCGCCCGGATCCCATGAAAGGAAACAGGCTCGATCCGCCCCTTTGCATTTGGCGTCGATCTGGACTCCGAAAACCTCTTCCACGTATTTCTGTGCCGTGTAGAAAATGTCGAGCGAATCCGCATGACCATTTGAGACGGAGAAAACAGCCTTCACGCCCTGCCCACTTGGTGACAGGAACGATAGATTGCAATGCGGGTCGTGCCCCATACGAGTTCGCAAAGATTCCGCATCCTCAGTCGTCAGATCATCGACGTCAACGCAAATATATGGGCGCGGAGTGTGGGGCGCCGTTTTGGTCCGGTGCGGTGTCGAAAAAAGCGATTGAGGCGTTATCGCCGGCAATCGCTTCTTTAATTCGCTCCGCTTGCTCTTGTCTCGCTCTCCACGTATCTGCTCAACGAGTTTGTAATACTTTCCCCGGGTGATGTCGTCCCATACCTGTTGGATCGTCGTCTCACTGGGCAAGTCATCGTTTGAAAAGACCGTCTGAAATTGGCTAAAAGTAATCATTCTGTGTAATTCTGTGTAATTCTATGTAATGTTGTGTAATTGTAAAAAAAATGCCCCGTGCCCATATAGACACGGGGCCGCGTTTCCGCTTGTTGTCATTTATCCTTGCTGATTTGGTATCGGGTCCGAATGTGGAAGAGGGGAACGGGCGGCATCCGGGACCATTCAATATCGCTGCCCCACCGCGACAAACTCCCTTGCATAACTTTGGAGTTACTCCTGTCACGCCTCGCTATGGCATAGGCGACGGCAGAATCGGCATCGACAGCACCTACTCCCAGGACTTGCTGCAACATTTCAGAGGCGAGTGTTTCTTCCCTCTTGATTGAGTCCACCATTCCCTTGAATCGGGGAGAGGCGTCGTATATTTCCTGCTTACTCAAGAACGCAGCAATCCGAGCTGCGTCCATTTTATCGACCTGGAGGCAGACATTCCTGCCTAAAACCTCATGCGCTAGTTTATATCCTAATTTCATTGTATGTATTTTTCTCGTTGTTGTTTTTTTACTTATAAGTTCAGTCTTTTTAATAGTGTGACAAAGGCTTTTGCTGCCGTCACTGGTACTACTCCATTGCCTAGCAATCGGAGTCGATCCACTCGGTTGGCAGTTGCGTCCACCCAACTTGAAGCCCCATCAATTGCTCGACCCAATCCGGATTCAGCTTGCCCGTTGCTTTCCCGCAATGACCCGCTACATCTTCCTCCAGGTTCGACTTCGCTCTGTTCGCTAGTTGCTCCCGATTCTGATGCGTGATTTCTGGATGCACCTTGTTGGCTCTGGGTGTCGGCCACAACCCTTGGTTCTTCCCACTCTTTTTGAGCTTCTCCCGCTCTGGAAGGCCAACGATTGAGGGGTGATTCGACAGACCCTTCTGCCCGTAGTGGGGTTGATTGCAGATCTTCGATCCCTCCGCTGCTGGAGTCGGCCAGTTCTTCACTTGCCCTCCCAGATATAGACCCTTCGGATTCTCCTTCGTCCCTGCGTAGTCGCTCCCCTTCGCATCGTTGGCTATCGGTGTAGCCCAAGATAAACACCCGCTTTCTCTGGTGAGGTGCGCCGACTTCACACGCTGAGAATATTCCCGCCGTTGCTCTGTAACCCAATCCTTCCAACTCTCCGAGGACATACTGGAGAACTGACTCCCCGTCTTTGGTTTTACTTGAGATAATTCCTTCAACATTTTCAAGGAAAACAATTCGGGGTTGGCAATCTCTGATTCCATCTCGTATGTATGGGAAGAGGTGTCTTGGGTCTTCAACGCCTTCACGCTTTCCAGCAGCACTGAACGGTTGGCACGGGAATCCTCCAGAGAGGATGTCCACGCATCCACGAAACTTTCGGTAAGGGAAGGTTTTAACGTCCGCGAACACAGGTGCTGCATCCATCTGACCCGCTTCCATCTTTGCAACCAAGTTCGCGGCTGCGAATCCTTCCCTCTCCACGTAAGCGATTTCTCGCAGATTTGGGAGAACTCTTCTGAGTCCAAGTCCAATGCCTTCGTACCCACTACAGAGGCTGACGTGGGTAACTTTTTCGGTAGTATGATCATAATTCATAAAAAGGTTATCTATTCTTGTTCGAAGAGGAAGCAGAGTACGTCTGCTTCCGTTTCCATTCCCATCATAAAAGCATGTTCCACCATTTTTTCGAATTTTGGCAAATACTCAAACGGAATACCTGCATCGAGGAACTGCTGATATAAGAGGCAGCGGGCGTCCACTAGCCCATCCTCTTGTATCGATCTCATCTCATCGATCAAAAGGACGGGCGCGTCGGGTTTTTCGCTCATTCTCCTAATTTCGCAAGCTCACGTTCGACGGAAGCGATATAATCCCGCGCCCGACTCACTTCCCTCTCGTGTGTGTCGAACCACTTCTTTCTGTCGGCATCAGATGTCCGGACGCCAGAGGATCGACCCGAGAGAGTAACTGTGTGTTCTCGAAACGGCGGCCGCTCATTGAGCAGGCGATCGAGCCACGCGTGACCCTTCTGTAGATTCGCACGCAATAACTCACGTTTTGAATCGTCCACACTGACACCGGGGACGGGAATGGTCAACGGTGCGGATGACGAGGCGCGGACACCGGTTCCTCCTATCCTCGCCCGAGCCGCGTCCAGCTCTCGCTTAAACATTAGCGAAGTAGACGTGCTTTCCTTGAGGTCGAGTTGGAGTTGTTCGACTTGAGCGATCAACTCAGACTTCTCAGCGTTCAACTTCGCCTCGATTCTCTCGTTCTTCTCACTGTATCTTTCATTTAGGACCTGGATCTCCTCGAGGTAGCCTCCCTCCATGTCCGGTATCTCGACAAGTATGGTGTGAATATACAAGCCACCGACTGCGATGGCGATTACAAATGGAATGATTTCTCTCATGTTATTCTGTTGTTTTATTGTTTTATTGAAGCCAGTAATCTAACCGGCGTGATAAGATGTTATTGTAGCATAAAAGAAATTTCAAGCATTATTTTTGCAAATCTATCAGTGATGGTGCATTGTTACCCCATGATATTGGGAATCGACCCGGGAACATTACAGTCAGGGTTCGCCGTAATAAGCGAGACGTGGAGGGAGGACGGGCCGCTAAAAGCAGGCGTCTCACAGAACGAAGACATCCTCGATGCCATTGCTCAAGTCGATCGAGGCACATCGGTTGCGATCGAAATGATCTCGAGCTACGGGGCGCGGGTAGGCCAGACGACATTCGACACGCTAGTATGGATCGGCAGAATGATACAGGTCTGTGAGTCGAACGGCATACCTTACCACCTCATCAAACGACACGAGGTGAAGAAGCTGATAGCACCCGGGGAGCGAGCGAACGATGCAGTGATACGTCGTAAGATGATTGAGCTTTTAGGCTGGAGCGCAGAGGACGTAAGGCTGAATGCCAAGCGCTGTGGCCTCAAGTCTCACGCATGGCAGGCTATGGCTGTAGCTGTGGCGATAGCGAGCGAGACTGCGGATCTGTTCGAGGAAAAAGCGTAATGCTTAAAAAGACACAAATGGGACATCACCATTCCGGATCACGTGGCGAGATAAGACACAAACGAGCCTTTTCGCACACTCCACCTCCGAAATGCGTAACTCACTGGAAATCAACGGGTCCTCTCCGTTTTCTTCCCCATTTAGGAGCGCACCGCAACCTTTTACTACATTTTACACCCATAAGCGACCACCACCAACATGGCAGATAAGACACAAAACAAACAGGAGTGGACAGTGAGCAAGGCTTCCCGGATATGCCGAATGGACAAGGGGAAGTTTACGCTCCTGATGGAAGAGCAGGGGATCAGGCCGCGCAAGGTTGGGAACGGTCATCTGTATGACGTTGAGAAATTGGTAGCGGCAGTCGTCGATCACAAGGGAGCGCTGACATCAACGGATAGGAGAAACATGGCGCAGGCTCGGAAAGCGGAAACGGAAACAGCAATCCTCGAAGGCAAGTATATTAAAATCGAAGATGTCGCAAAGCCACTCGGTCACGCAATATCAGCGATGAATAAAGTCATCTCGCGACTGCCTGTTAGCGATGAGGAAAAGGGGAATTGCATCGAGCAGTTGCAATTGGTTCTGGACGAGTTTACGCAAGACGATTAATTGAATGGACGAATACAATAACTCTCAGGTATCGCTGATAAGGACGATCAGCCAGTCGCTGAAGGACTCGCTGCGCTTTCGGCCTGACATCTCTTTCGAAGATTGGGCCACCCGTTACATCATCAATCCGGACGGCACTCCGTTTCGTTTCAGAGAGACCCAGGTCCAAATAGCTCGGGACTTGTTTAACCCGTCGTTAACATCGGTGGCGATCCGGGCATTTTCCGGCGCAGGGAAGACGTATCTATTTGCGGCCGGCCTGTGTTACGTCGTGGAGCAGTTGCGGACTGCTGCCGGGGTGATGTTTCCATCCCAAAGCATCGCAGAGGATTGGGTCAACGAGGAACTTTGCAAGATGTTCCTGGCGACTCCGGTCATTGAGAAGATGGAGATGAAAACCGACCTCAAGAGATTGAAGCGATGGAACTCTGGCGCAGCTATCCACGCGATCGGCAGCAATTCGTCCGGCATGATTCGAAGACTACAGGCTCCGGTCTTGTACGCAGACGAGATCGACGCGATTCTCCAGCAATCCAACGACGAAGGTGACAAGCTGGCTCAGTTTTTCAAACGCGCCCGGGGCGAGAAAAACCAATACAAGTGGGCGTCGTCGTATCCTTCCCTCAAGGGGCACTCAAAAATCGACGCGATGTTTGAGCAGTCGGACCAATGCCGTTGGTTCGTTACATGCTCCAAATGCGAGCATGAATGGGAGATGAAGATAAAAGACCTTACCTGGAAAACAGGAGAGCCAGAAAGCGCAGTAATCGTCTGCCCAAGTTGCGGAGAAAAACACGACGACGAATCAAGGCTGGCGATGGCAAAAGCTGGCAGATTCCTCGACAAGACACTAAGCGAACCGAGGGATTCCGGTGAGCGCGGATTCCACCTAAACTGCCTCGCGAACGTGGGCGACCACTCTGCCGCCTACAACGGCTACCTTCACGAGATTGCTGCCGAAATCGAACGCGGGAAAAAGGCAGATTCACCGGAAAAGGCCAAGCGGGTATTTGTGAATACAATGCTGGCGGAATCCTACGCCGAACAGGTTGAATCGAAACCAGAGCCTCACGTCCTATACGCTAGGCGCGAAGAATACAATCCCGGCGCGATGCTCCCGGCTGACGTTCTCATGCTCACCGCAGGCGTTGATTGGCAGAAAAACAGATGCGAGTTAATTGTAATGGGATGGGGCGACAATGCAGAGAGTTGGGGCGTCGCATATAAAACGATCCTCGGAAGTCCGATGGAGCTGTCCACATGGCAGAAGCTCGACAAGGAATTGTCGAAGCGGTATGCCCACCCGATAGCCGGATCGCTTGGGATCGTCTGCACGATGGTTGATTCCGGGAAGTGGCAAGATGCAATTTTGGCCCAAACTCATATGAGGACACGGCAGAGGATCTACGGCTGCAAGGGGGCCAGGACTATTGACCGCGTATTGATGGATAACAAACCAACGCGGATCGGAGCGGCAAAAATTCTGCAATACCACATCGGGACGCACGAAGCGAAAGAAACTATATATTCCCGGCTCGATTTGGAACCAGACGAGGACGGCGAATCGCATCCTCGCGGATTTATCCACTTTCCCAAAATCGCAGAGTTTGGACCGTCGGCAGGCGGAGAGGCTACCGGCTTTTTTGAGATGCTACTCGCGGAGGATTCCGTAATCCGGCGCAGCAGCAAGACCGGCGAGTTCGTTCGCTTTTTCGAATGTCAGCGCGGACAGAGAAACGAAGCTCTAGACTGCATGGTTTACGCAATGGCAGCGGAACGCAGGATGTCACCAAAATACGAGGAAATTTCTCGAAATATGTTCAAATAACACCAAATCGGGGCGAATTTGATATAGCACGCCATCGGTGTTAGGGTTACGGGATGGCAATTACAACTCACTCCAATCGACCTGGATCACTAACAGCAGGGGACTCTTATCGGTGGAAAGAGACGCCCGTAGACATGGGTGATATCACTTCCCTCTCCTATGTGTTTAGATCAATTGAGGACGGCGACGTGTCCTTTGCCGTTACAGGTGTAGACAACTCCGACCACTTTACACTTGAGATAGACGGGGCTGATACTGATTCCCTTTCCGCCTCCGACTTCTCTATTACACAGGTTGCGATTTACTCATGGGGGCGGGAAAGCAAGGAAAGCGGAGTCCTCACACTGCTTCCCAATCCCACGACTGCACCGTCCGAATCCTTTTCGGCAAGAATGGTAAAACTGCTCGAGGCGCACATCGAGGGCAGACTGCCAGAGGGACTCGAGAGTCACACGATCGGAGGTGTTCCCGTTTCCAAAATTTCCCTCACAGACGCGCAGCAATTGCTCTCAGAATACCGGAGTAAACTAGCTTACGAGACTAAGGCAGAGTTGCAACGCAGGAATCCTGACGGCGCCACTGGCAATACAATTCACATCCACTTCTAAAAGATGCCTTCTAAAATCAAAGCAGCATGGGACGCCCTACGGGGTAAGTCAGAGGTAGCGCGACCAAAGAACGGCTTTTTCGAAGGCGCATCGGTCAGTCGTTTCACTAGCGATTGGGTCACTCGGAACGCGTCTCTGGATTCGCTGATGGAGAATAGTCTGGTTCGCCTGAGATCACGTTCCAAGCAACTCTGTCAGAATGACGGTTACGCTGCGAACGCCGCGACACAAGCAGTTCAGAATGTAGTAGGTCACAGTGGTTTCCGGCTGAAGGTGAGAGCAAGGAACAAACGCGGCGGAATCGACAAGGCCGCAAGCAAAGCAGTGGAAGAGGCGTGGAAGCAATTCTGTAAGCAGCAAAATTTCACCGTGACGGGCGACGTAACAGAGCACGAGTTTGACTGCATCTTCATGCGCTCCGTATTCGTCACGGGCGGTGGACTGGCGAGAATGGTCAAAGGTTACAATCGCAATCCGTTCAGATTCGCGATGCAGGGAATCGCGATGGAGCGACTCGATCCGGAACTTTACGACAAGGATCGGGGGATATTCATGTCCATAGAGAAGGATGGATTTGGGGCCGTGACCAAATACCACATCCTCGACAATCACCCCGGGGACAGATGGGATGGGAGAGTCATCAACGGTCCTAGAAAAACAATCGACGCGAGTGAGGTGATTCACGCATTTATCAAACAAGAGTTCTCTCAGTCGCAGGGCCTACCGTGGCTCTCCAATTGCCTCAGTCGACTGAGGATGCTTCATGGCTACGAGGAGGCCGAACTGATTGCGGCACGCGCCCATGCCAGCAAGTTGGGTTTCTTCGTCTCAGACTTCGACTCACCTGCAGGCGGATATCAGGGAGAAGGCAAAGACAGCTTGGGGAATATCAAGATGGACGGCAGCCCGGGTAGCTTCGAAAACCTGCCACCCGGGGTTCGACCCGAACTACTGGATCCAACGCACCCCAATCAAAACCTGCCCGGATTTAAAAAGGCAATGCTGCAAGGCGTCGCGGCGGGCCTGACAATTTCTTACCCACAACTGGCATCTGACCTGGAGGGAGTAAACTACAGCTCCATTCGCCAAGGCACTCTAAGTGAGCGCGATATGTGGAAGCTCGTTCAGAAGTGGTATATCGACGAAGTGAAGACACCGATATTCGAGCAGTGGCTCGAGATGGCAATCATGTCAGGCCAGTTGTCCTATGACATGTCAGATTTCGACCGATTGGCACATCCTGAGTTTCAAGGTCGCCGGTGGGAGTGGATCGACCCAGACAAAGATGCAAGGGCAGAGGATCGCAGACTCAAGAACAGACTGACATCTCACCAGAGACTCGCGAGAAACAAGGGCGAAGACATCGAGGAAATCTTCGACGAAATTGAGGCTGACTCTGCATCCGCTGAAGGTAGGCAGATAGATATGTTTCTGGACATTCCGGATGTTCCGCCTCCAGTAGAGGGGGCCTAATTTGCCTTATCGATTATGTGGTTTAATTTTTGTATGTGAAAACGCAGCAGAAACAAACATGGTATAACCTTTCTCAGGAAGGTTCAGTCGCCGATATATCTATTCACGACGAAATCGGTGGATTTGGAGTATCAGGCAGTAGCTTCCTCGCAGAGATGCAGGCAATGGAGGGAGTGGACGAAATCAATCTCTCTATACACTCTCCCGGCGGGGATGTGCTGGAAGGATGGGCGATCTATAACGCTATAAAAAACTTTGAAGGCATCGTGTCCGCCAAGGTAGAAGGATTCGCCGGCTCAATGGCGTCAGTGATTCTGATGGCAGCAGACGAAATTGTAATGCCGTCAAACAGCTATTTGATGATCCACAACCCGTATGTCGGGCTAGTTGGAGATTCGCAAGCACTAGAAGACGCTGCAGCCACACTGGAGAAAATCCAAAACAGCATTGTTTCTGTTTACGTAGAGCGGACAGGACTAACACGCGACCAGGTCCAGGATTTAATGAATCGCGAAACATTTATGGACGGCAGCGAGGCTGTTGATCTCGGTTTTGCAGATCGAGTCGAGGAAAGTTTTAAGGCCGCAGCTTTCAAGCAGTCATGGGCCAACAGCATTACAAAAGATTTACCAAAAGGGTTGGTTTTCGGGGAAACCGAACAACCCGAACAAAAACCAACAACCAAAAAACAACAACCTCACAACATGAGCGAAGAAGTAAAGCCGGAAACACCGGCCATTAACATCAAAGACATTCGCGACGAGGAACGCCACCGGATCGGGGAAATTTCCGCCATCGGGCAGCGCTTCAAAGTCGACGATAAGGAAATTAACTCTGCAATCGACAGTGGTAAGGCTACTGACGCATTTCGCGCAGAGGTAATGAATAATTTTGACCCAAGCAATTTTGCAGCAGGCGGCTCAAACGAGTCGGTCTACGTTGGCGAAAAGGAAGCGCAGAGCTACTCTGTTCTGAAAGCCGTGAACGAGCATATCAACGGCGGACTGACCGGCGTTGAGCGCGAAGTTCAAGACGAACTCGCCCAGCGTTTCCGCGCAGCATCCGGCGACACTCCAAAGGGAATTCTGATTCCCGGTGAAGTTTCTCACGGGGTAAAGAACGCAGCAACAGTTGGAACGACTACATCTGGCGGTCACACTGTAGCAACGGAATTGCAGCCTGTCGTCGATTATTTCGAGGACTACTCGTTGCTCCCACAACTCGGAGCAACGATCTTTCGCGATGCTACCGGCAATCTCAGTTTCCCTACCGCAGCAAGCGGATACACCGGCAGCTGGGACGCGGAAACGGACACGATTGCAAATGCAGACGCGGTCTTCTCCAACTTCACCATGTCCCCCAAGCGAGTCGGTGCAGGAACTAGCGTCAGTCTCCAACTCCTTCAGCAGTCGTCTGTTGATTTCGAAGGCTGGATCCGTGCAAAGCTCGGACAAGGCATCTCGATCGCCATCGACCGAGGAGCTTTCACGGGAGCTGGTGGTGACGCACCGACCGGACTGCTCAACGCAGCAGGAACGACCGCTTACACTTGGGTCGTCGGCGATTCCGCTCACCAGAACGTTATCAATCAGTGGAAGGAACTGCGCGACTCCAAGGTCCCAATGATGAACGCCAAGTGGCTTTCTGAGCCAGGTGTCACCGCAGATTGGATGGCTACTCCAAAGGAGTCCGGCCAAGCAAGCTACGTCATCGACGAAAACCCGAACGGAAATCAGCGGGTTCTCGGTTACGAATACTTCGACCACACAGACATTACGGCGAACAAAACCGTCATCGGATCGTTTGACAAGCTTTTAATTTGTCTTTGGGGTGGAATTGATCTCGTCGTGGATCCATACAGCAGTAAGAACTCGGGAACGGTTGAACTGTTCGCGAACGCATTCGCTGACGCTGCACTTGAGCAGCCTTCCGCCTTCGTTATCGGAGATAACGGAACCACTCACGCGTAATTCACCAGATAGCCCGGAGGCAATTCCTCCGGGCTATCACAATCACCAGCAGATGAGATGAAGATACATTTTTCGAGACCCAACGTAAATTTCAAAGGCAAGCCACGAGAGCAGGGGACTATTCTGGACGTGGATGTCCCGAACGATCAGGCCGCACTACTCGCAGCAGGTTGTGAGATTTACGACCCAGAGATCCACAAGGCCGAGAAAGCACCACCGGCTAAGACCGAGGAAGCAGCACCTGCTAAGACCAAGAAGGCCAAGAAAAAATGAGGCCGAGACCGTCCTACATTGCACCGTGTCCCGGACCAAGGGAAAGCGGCAAGAATCATTCTATGCTGCACGCACTCAGGACCGGCGCAGGACTGGCGTTCGATACCGTCTCACGATTGGAGCAGGACGTAAGCGCTTGGCGCAGCCTCTCACAGAGCGACCGTGACGCAGCCGCGAGCGCAGCCGGCATTGATGCAGAAAACCTCGAGCTAGCAATTGATTCAATGGCGGCAGCACTGCCACAAGCGCAAAAGGCTAGCTCGAAAAAGGCAAACAAGGTAAAAAAATAATTTCCACAGAGGCGCAGTAATGCGCCTCGCGTCCCATCCATCCGCGCAAGGGCGGCGGAGTAACCTCCGTCGCCCTTTTCCGTTATGGCTAACAACATAAAATCAGATCACGCCACAGCCTTCGAGGAGGCATACTTGCTATCTGGCGATTACGTGACGATTGAGGGCGAGAACATTCGCGCTATCGTTCCGCTTGAGCTTATAGAGTCACAGGCGTTTGGCGACATGGGGGAGATGGATTTCACAGGCGAGACGAATGTAACAGTTCTGAAGGCGGACCTTCCCGGGATCGACTCGGAAAGCTCTGTAACGCTAGGCGGCGAGCATTACAGGATCACCAGCCTTTCTCAGGAAGGGACTGCAGCGGTGAGATTGAACATAGAGAAACCGTAAATATGGCAACACCATTAGCAAAACGCATCGAGATAGTTGTCGCCGGCATGATTGAGGCGCAGATTGCGGGGGTCCAGGTCCTTCGATTCGGCGATATAGACCGAGCCGGGAAAACCTACGTCGCGGTAAAATGCGGTCAGAACAGTGAGGAGCCAGCAGGGTCCGGCATTTTCAACCTGTCGCTAGAGATCATGGCTCACGGGCAGCACACACAGGACGACATTGCTGCGCTCGAGGCCATCTTTGATAACTGTTACGAATTTTCCAATGCGGTTAGGGTGGCGGCGAGCGGATCGTTTGTCGTTCCACAGGGAAAGGCAGTAGACACAGATGGGGCGTCAAAATCTGGCGACGCACTCGACACAGAAAACCGATACAATTTCACAATTTACGCACAGACTCAGGAAATTTCCGACTCTGTGCAATAAACACAATACACACAATGGCATCACCAACTTACATCCAAGCAAACGGACATGTTCGAGGAATTACCTCTGCAGAGTCCGGAATCAACATCTCGAGCTTCAGCGAAAGCTTCAGCAATGAGAAGGCACTAATCCTCGACCGATTCGGAGGGACTACCGGCTTCGCTACGGACTTCGATCCGCAAAGCACCGTGTCCATCGAGGGCGAGGTAACAACATCACTCGACGCCGTTATGTCGGCGGCTTACGCGACTGCATCGACGATCGCCAACAGCACCGACGCTTACGGCTCGACGACGGGCGATTACTTCCTTGAGTCGATCGAGCTTTCGGCGGGTCGCGACTCGTTTCAGTCGGCATCGATTGAATACGTCCGTTACAACGGCGTCACAGCAATCTAGTGGATGGGATGGGGCGAAAAGTGGAACTATGGAAGTAAACATCGGATTCAGAGCAGTAAGCGGGGATAAAGACCACCGGATTGGATTCGCTGCGGCAGCAGTGTCGGTAGGTTTTGACTTGGTTGAGGAAACCCCGGGAGTGTCGAATGTCTACTCGGACGACAACAAATACGAGCCGGATAAGCCGGGGGACGTGAAATACTTCCTCCCACTATCCCGGGGCGCCATCGAGATATCAGACTTGGCGAAGGTCTGGATCGACCCATCGGCGGCACTCAATGATGCGGAATTGCTGCCAGCCCGGATAGCATCGGCAACCAACGCTCAAGAACTAGCGGCTCTATGCGTTGAATTTGATTCTATTTACATCAAGGCGGCGTTCGCACACATGCGCCTATTCTCTCTGAATAGGATCAATCTACCTGGTCACACATCCGACGAGGACAATGCCTCTGCATATCTCGATTCGTTCGCTCGAAAACTGGAGGACGCACACGATAAAACCAGCAGAACGAAGCTATCAAAATCACTCGTCACAAATTGGAGACCGGCCATGATGAGTTGGCTCAGAGCATACCGCTCTAATTTTCTGGAACTATCCAATTTGTGGAAGGAGGTCCCAAAGAGTTTGAAAATCAAAAGGGGGAACGGCCTGCCTCCTCTTGTATTACCACAGGGGCCAAAATTCGAACAAATGCTAAAAAGATGGACTTAGGAGAACAAAATCTAAACTTGGAAATTCTGGAAGAACCTCAAGAGGTGGAAATCGACCCGCAAGATGAGGCTTTCCTTAAATCAGACGGCGTTAGGAAAATCTCATTTGGAGGACCGGACGGCAGAGATGTGAAGTTGGAGCCATTCAACACGCATCGACAGGTTGCGGCCCAGAAGCTCGGAATGGAGTTCTTTAACATGGGCGAAGAGGCACTGGAAGAGTTCCAGGAGCGCGAAACATACAACGGCATTTTCCAAGATGCGGTGATCGTCGTCTATCGGAAATCGACCAGACCGGGATGCAGCAATCTGACGAAAGCTTGGGAAAGTGATCGGGTCAGTCTGCGAGTATGTAGCGACAATATCAGAAGCCACTCACGGCTCTATGACCGTTGATCAAATCCTTGAGCTACCAGTGGCCCAGGGCTTGCAACTGCGTAGTGCTGGACTGATAGCGAAGAACGTTCGAATGAAGCCAGCAGGGGGTAGTAACCTTCGACGGGAGGCCGAATCCATACTCGGCGACTATTACGACGATTTTGCATCGTGAAGCGCTTTTTGATTACCATGAAATCCCCCTTATATTGACGAATGGCAGGCTCTGTTAATCTCAAATCTACAATATCCTTAGACGATAGCGCTTTCGTCTCGGGCATGAAAAAGGTAGGTCGCGCTACTGCCATCGCATCTAAAAAAGCAAGCGCTGCATTTCGGTCTGTCGGTGGAAGTATAGCTAAAGCAGTAACCCGTCTAAAAAACTTCGCAGCGATTATCGCAAAGATTTCCCTTGTGGGAATTGGCGCCGGTATAGCTGCGGCTGGAGTGGCTGTATCTAAGTTGGTAAAAGCAGGCTCTGGGATGGCGGCGCAATACGAGACTATCCGCCTCACTATGGGCGCTTACCTCAAGGACTTGGGGCAGGCTGACACAATCCTCGACCAGATTGCAAAATTCTCTGTCGTTACGCCGTTCGAGACGACCGGACTGCAGGATGCTACGAACACACTGCTCGGAGCAGGTATCGCTGGAGAGGAAGTTGTTGGCGTTCTGAAAGAAATTTCAGCCGTCTCAAAAACCACAGGGCAAGTTGGCGAGTTGGCTGACGCTTTAAGTAAGGGGTTTGCAAAAGGGAAATTCCAAACGGAAGAACTCAACAAGTTTCTCGAGCGCGGAATCAACCTCATGCCAGAACTGGAAAGGGTCACCGGCAAGAGTGGCGAGGCATTGCAAAAGGCGATTCAAAAAGGCTTAAAATTTGAGGATGTGAGGACGGCTATCGCCAATCTGAGCCGAGAGGGCGGACTGTTTTTTGGAATGCTAGAAACGCAAAGCACAACATTCAGTGGACTGATTTCTACTCTGAGCAGTAACTGGGACGAGTTTCTACTCAAGTTCGGTCAGCCCATCAACGACTCGTTGAAACCTTTGCTCGATATTTTCATCCAACAGGTGCAAAGACTGACCAAATCCGGCGCGCAGATTGGGACCGTTATTTCAACGGCAATAGATGGAGTTGTAAACAAAATCAAGGGCGTTGACTTTGTGGGACTAGGCCAAAAATTCATTGCTGGCCTGGATATAGAGGGCGCGAAAAACCTGCTAATGTCCGCAGCAAAAGTGGTCGCTGCCTTTTTTGGAAACAAACTGGTCGAGGTAATCCGAATTGGAGCGCACCTTTTTAAAGTGGCCTTCGGTCACGTAGCAAAGCAAGTGTCGGGCGCATTTGGGGAAACTCTCAAGAAGGAATTTCTCGAGATTGCGAAGTTCGCAGTAATGCCTCCTCCCTTGGCTATTGCGAAATTGACTAAAAAAATAAAAGAGGGCTTAAATAAGGCGAATGAGGAAGGCGTCACGCTGGAGGACAAGTTGCTATCCGCAGCGGATGCGCTCAAGAACAAAGTGACAAAAGACTCAGACCCATTCGGCCTACAGGCAGAGGCAGAGGCTTTCAAGGAAGCCTTGGAGGGCGTTATGGAAAAAGGAAGGGGCAAGCTTGCGGGCAGGTCTGAGTCTAACGAGTATGACGCGGAACTGGCAGCGCAAAAAGCAAGAGTGAAGCGAGATGAGGCAGCGAAGGCGCAGAAGGCAGCGGACCTGTCCAAGATCAACGATTTCCTGACGGGATCGGTTCCAGACCATGTCTCAGCGAACATGCCACTCAAGGCAGATCCCGGGGGCCGGTCCGCTTGGCAAAAATTGCAA